ATAACTATTCCACTCAAGGCTACCCTCGCCAAAGTTCTTGCGGATTGTATCCACGTTGTCCTGTCCAAAGAGATATGGGTAGATGGTTCTCCCTGCCTTGATGTTGGGAGACTTAAGCCCGTCAAACCTAACGCATATCCCCGACTTGGTTTCCCAATGCTCGTCGCCATCTTGTATACTACCCCACCCCATTTTAGGCTCGCAGAATAGCCCGTGCGAATCAAACATGGAGGATGCGTTGGCAATGGCGATAAAGCGGAAGAAGTCTGTACCGACTTGGAGGTTAGCCCTAGCAGAGAATACCGCTGGATTGGTCTGTGCGGCTTCGTCAACCATGATAACCATGCGCGGCAAGTGAACACCCTGCAACTTACCCACAGCCTGCTCCACGGCTCCAGAATCTACGGCAAGCGCGATAATACTGCTCCTATCGTCACCCTTCTGGAACTGGATCTTGGTCTGTGAATCAACTACGTTAAGGCCGAACAATGGAACGGCAGGCCGCACGAAGCGCATCATTTCCGACCAGATGCGCCCACGGAGGGACGGAACTGTGGTAGAGGTGAGGGCAACGCGAGTTCCCATTGGCTTTGCCAGATACTCCACCAATGACAATAAGGTGAACGTAAAGGTCTTTCCAGCCGCCGCGCACCCAGTTACTCCAATCTCGTCATAGGTCGTCCAAGCCCACAAAGCCAACTCGTTCCAGTCGTTCCACGACTTAATCACATCAGGCCAAAGCATATGGATAACGTGCTTCATATGCCTCCCGCGAGTCAACCCGCTGAACCTAGACGGGTCTGGATCACTAACGCACAACAACTCTATCTCAAGCTGAGATATGTTGGGATGCTTGGAAAAATCTAGTCCGTATGTCTGTAGCTTCATTATAAAAAGAAGCCGCTGGTGCGCTAACACCAACGGCTCTTGGGATACACCATTACAGGTCTATCGTCCGTCGCAAGATTAGTAGTTTCGCAGTTGTGACCTGATGCTGTCAAGTGCCGAACGGGGCTTGCCCTTGGACTCGCCATCATCGGAGCTTGCGCTTCCTTTACTGATACGGGGCTGGACTGCGGCATCTTCTGCGGCGCGATTCTTGTATTTTTCAAGCTCTGCCTTAAGCCGCTTGTTCTCATCAACGGCATCGGTTGCGATAGCCGCCAAGAACGGAACGACGGCAAGCTTGTCCTGCGGGGCAGTGCCGTTGAGGATTTCCTTGGCTTCGTTAATCCTGCTCTTAACAGCCATGTCATGCTCCTCGTCTCCGATCATTCTGAAGAAGTCGTTCTTCATGGATAGGTGGGCGGCAACGCGATCAAAGTTGCGGTTGATGGTCTCGTTCATCTGAGCGCGATCAAGCTCCTCATCCTTGGCGAGCATACTGCTGGTAGCCCTGTAGTCGGTGAGTGCCCCTTCAAGACTCTCTCGCTTTTCCTCCGCCTTGTTGATAAGGGAAAGGAACTGGGAAGATGCGGCTCCTCCGCCCATTGCGTCATCAATGAACTCAATGCGCTCCCTGCCCTTAAGGGAGAGTGCTTTCTCTGCAAGGCCGGGGTTCTCCGCCATCTCCTTGGCAAACTCCATAGCCGAGTTAAGGGCATTGTTATAGGGTTGCTCGTACTTGTCGCGGAACTTGGGTGACTTCTCAAAGGCAGTCTTCTCAAGGGTTGCCTCCATTTCCTCCAGCTTGCGCTGATATTCGGAAAGCTTCTCCTCCTTGCTCTTGGACTCTAGCTCATAAGCCTCTGCCTTCTTGCGAAGCTCTGCAATGTTGTCCTCTTTGCTCTTTTTGGTCTTGGGAGCCTCAACAACAGGATCGGAATCCTTGGTAAGATCAAGGTCGCTAATGTCAAAGGAATCCTTTGTGCTAGTCTCCTTAACAGACTCCTTCTTCTTCTTGGGCTTCTCGCCTTCCGCGGAAGCGGAGGACTCACCTCCATCCATTTGCTTAAGGAAGTCCTCGGTTTCCTGCGTGGAAACGAGATCCATGTCCGTAGCGATGGAAGCTGAATCTGGCAAGTCCTCAAGTGTCTTAAGGTCTGTGCGCTCAATCTTCGGCTTACTCTTCAGTTGCCGACTTATTTGACTCTCCCAGCTATCGGTGATTGGCTCTGGAGTGGATGCAATAACGGGATCAGCCGCTTGCGTTGTATTTGGTGTGGTTTCTTCTGACATAAATTAAAATTCGTTTCCTGTGTAACTTGGCTGAATATCTTTGATTTCCTCTGGAACCCTAGAAAGGCTTTCCAAGTCGTTAATCACGCTTGCCCTACCAGCATCAAATCCAAACAACACATGGGCATTGTTTGCAATGGACATAAGGGAGTTGGTGCTACCAAGGGCTTTGGCGGCGGTTAGTTCCCCAATAACAGACAGGGCTTGCTTAAGCACGGGAAGGTCTAGTGCCTTCTTTAGCTCCACGGCAAGGTTAACGTCATCCCTCCACTCTGAATATGTCATAGGTATTCCTCCATCTCTACAGCTTGTGCGTCCCGTATGGACTGAATCAATAGCTTGTGTGATAGTGCCAGTTCAGAGTCTTTCCCGTGAAAGGTTCGATGATACATATATCGGTCGTAAATTAGTGCAACAATCTGCTCCGTTGCCTCTAGCTTTCCTTGGTCGAAGGGGTTCATTTTGATATGCGTTGAATTTCTCTCTGCAAGTACCATATTGCCTTGGTCAAATCCTCGACCTCGGTATCTTTGTTTTTGTATCCCGCTCGCGCTATATACTTTACCGCGTTCCCGCGATTAAAGTTCATGCATTCGGTGATGGTGATGATTTCTACTGGATAAATATCCTTGTAGTGGGTTGGGTTGATCGGGTCATTAGCCCGACCATTGGTGGTGGTCATTGGTTTTATTGGGGTTGGTGTATTATCGGCAATTCCAAGCGCGGAGAGATTTGTTGATCCTGCTGTTGGGGTCACGCTTCTTCTCTGGACTTGTCATCTTTGCTTTCATTCCGCTCATTCTGGCACAAAAGGAAGCCCTCCTCTTTTTGTCTGCCTCGGTTTTGGGGTTGGGGGCAGGTGGCTTAAGGTTGCCGCCAGTAGCTTTATTGTAGCTGGCCCTACCCTTTGCATTAAGTCCCCCCTTGGGGTTCTTACCTTCTTTGCGTGTCCAAGCGGCACTCATTTCTTTTTAGCGGTTTTAGCCGAGTTACGGAAGTCTTTGGCTGTTGGTCGGCCTTTCTCGCCAGCCCTCTTCATGCGCTCTTTAGAGCCGCCCTTAATGCGCTCCTGCTTGGCATTGATGTTTGCGTACAATCCTTTTTTCATTACTGGTTCTGTTCGTATTGTTGTGCGATTTTCAGTTTGTCAATCATAAGCCTTTGCGCGGTTCTTTGATCCTGCAATTGCATTTGGTGCTGGGCTTTTGCTTGCTTGATCTGAGAATCGTTCTGGAACTTCATTTGGTCAAGCTCTATTTTGTTCATGGCAATCAGCATCTTCGGGTCTTGAGGCTGTTGCTGTTGTTGCTGTTGCATTGCCTCAATCTGCTTCTGTTGCATATCCATAGCCATTCTGGAGATTTGGTCGGCAATCTTCATAAGCTCATTCAAATCATTGCTCATTGAATCAAACTGCTCTGCCCTAGTCGGGTCTTCCCCGATGAACTGAAGATGACCAAGCATATGAGGCATAAGCCCCTGCATTGCGACGTTAACTGCAATCGGATCAATCTGCTGATCCTGTAGCCCCTTAATAAGCTGGTTGGCAAATTGAGAGTGAACAGCCATGTGGGTAACATGGTTCTGATCTGGATCAATGAGAACCTGACCTCCGCCTTGAAGCGCATTGTTCTCAAGCGAGGAGATCGAAAGGTCGTTACCCTCCTGCTTAACCTCTTCTGGTATTCCGAACGTCTCCACTCCAACCTGACCAGCAATGGCGGCAATGTTGGCGTTAATAACGCGCTTGCGGTTGGACTCTGGTAGTTGCGGCAGGTATTGACCGATAAGCTCCATGGCCTGCATACGGGCCGCAGACGACCCCTGACCAATGCTACGAGTCGCCTTTACTGAATCAATGTCAAGCATTGCGGCGGCAGGAACTCCACGCTCCATGCAGGCTTTCTGGAACTTAAGAGCCTCCAATCCACCATGATCCTCTTCAATGAGGTTGGGGTTGGATGCACGGC